CCAAACCTACTAATCAAAGACAAGCTATCTTAAAAATCATTTCAAGCATGCAAATTTGATGTATTATGAAAGTATTATGTACGGACAATTAGCAAATCTCATACAGTTTTCTTCCGAAGATACTATTGGCGCTTCATTTAAAGGCGCGATATATCGTAAGCAGCTTGCTAAATTTGGTGATTGGGTAAATCCTCAATATCCTTTGCTTTCCAATAATCCAATTATGACGCTCGATGAAGATTGGGGAAATAAAATTGTTGAGAATTTTAATAATAATATTCTTGGCCATTCAGTTGCAGTTCCATCGACTCATACTAATGATCCAGAAAAGAATCGCGGCAAAGTAATTAGCGTCGATGTCGTACCTGGAGATGGGCTTTATGGTGAGTTAGAAATTCTTGAAGATAAAACCGTTCAAGCTTTAGATAAAGGGACTATCTTTGATGTTTCGATTTCTTTTAGCCATGATTATGTTCGCAAAGATGACAATAAACATTATGGTCCAACATTGGAACATGTCGCTTTAGTAAATGATCCTTATCTTAGTGAAATGAATACTTTTGAGAAACTCGAAATGGCATTGAGTAAGCAAGTCGATTCGAATTCGGTAAAACTTGCTGGAAATAATGTTATAATGCTTTCAATAGACAAAATGAAGGAGTTATCAAAGATGACAACTAAAATAATTACAAATGATAAAGCTTTTGATGTGGTCGTTAAATTTAATGATGGCACTGAAGATAAAGAATTAACGATTAAACCAGGTGAAACTTTGGAAGTTCCTGAAGATGTTGCAGAAGATGTGACTAATCAGGTTACTGGCGCTATTGAAATCGCTGGCGACGAAGGCAAAGGCGAGGGCGATGATGCTCCTGTTACTCCTGAAGTTGAAACACCTGAGCAAGAACTTTCTAGATTGCGCGAAGAAAATGCTACTCTAAAACTTTCGAAAGAATTCGACGCTCTATTGGATAAAGGTTTGGTTATTCCTGCACAAAAAGATGCAGTTATGGCTTTGGCTAAATTGCCAACAACTGGCGTACAACTTTCTAAAGATAGCGAACCGACTGATGTTGCTTCACTTGTGTTAGGAATTTTGGGTGCTGGAAGTCAACAGTTCTCTAAAGACGAATCTGGCAGTGGCAAAATTGATGAAGATGCCCAGAAGAAAAAAGATCTCATAAAAGAAGGCCAAAAGCCTTCAGAAAATTTGAGTGAAGGAAGCCTTGCAGGAATGAAAGCTGTCGGGACTACTCCAGAAAAATTCGATGAGCTGGCTAAAAAATATCCAGACCTCTTAGAATCAAAAAAATAAGATTGAAAGGTTAAATAATGACAGCTATTACAGCAGCTAAAAAAAGTGTTAACCGCCAAGATGGAATAGTTCTTTCTTTCCCTATGGGTGTAGAAGAAATTCCTGAAGGCGCATTGGTTTCAACTAATGCAGCAGGTTACGCAGTAAATGCAACTGATACTGCAGCAAACATTGTTATGGGTGTTGCAGACGAAACAGTAGATAACTCATCTACTGCTTCTCCTGCAGGAGCAAATGGACTTCGAAGAATCAAAGTTCGCAGAACTGGTGTTTTCACATTCGTATTTGGTGGCACTGCCACTATTGCAAACGTGAATGATCTTGTTTACGCAGTAGATAATCAAACAGTTGATTTAATTGGCGTTACAGCTAACGATATGGTCGTTGGTCGTATCGTTGAATTTATTTCAGCAACTAAAGTTCGCGTTGATATTCGCGACAGAGCGTAAGAAAGGTAAGTAACAATGGCGTTAGGTACACCACTTTTACAACTAGGACTTAAAACTAATTTCTATGAAGGCTACGATAGTGTTCAATCGAATGCGGATAAAGTCGCAACATTCATAAAGAGTACAGCTCGTACTGAAAACTATGCTTGGTTGGGTTCAAACCCTCGTATGCGTAAGTTTAATGGTGAGCGTGCTCCTCAGAAACTACAAGAATACAACTATGTTCTTCCGAACGAAGAGTATGAAGCTTCTATTGAGGTTGACGAATCTGATGTTCAAGATGACCAAACAGGCAAATATGGTATTCAAGCAAAATCAATCGGTGCATCTCTAAAGACTTTCCCTGATGAACTTTTGTTTCAAACTCTATTGCCAGCAGGTAACTCAACTATATGTTATGACGGACAATATTTCTTTGACACAGATCACCCAATCGGTGAAACTGGCGCAGTTCAAAGCAATATTGGCTCAAGTGCTTTAGATGCAACATCTTTTGCTGCAGCTCGTACAGTATTGCGTAAAATGCAAGACGACAACGCTCGTCCTACATATAACCAAAATATGGACTTGCTACTTGTTATTCCACCAGACCTAGAAAACACAGCGATGACAATTCTCAACGCTCAAGTTTTAGCTTCTGGCGCAACTAACACGCTATACAATGCAGCTCAAGTTTTGATCGTGCCTTGGTTGACAGATACTAACAACTGGTATTTGTTAAACACTGCAGGTACTTTGAAACCGTTCATCGTGCAAGAACGTGAATTTAAAGCTATGGATTCTCTCGAAGAGGGTTCTGCTGACTACTTCATGCGTCGCAAGAAATACTACGGTACTTTCTGGCGAGGTGCTGCAGGATATGGTTTATACCAAAAAGCTTACGCTTCAATCGTTGCAGGCGGTTAATGAGGGTAGGGGCAAGTAAAATTGCCCCTACTTTTTTCAATAAATAAAGGAACAACTATGACATCTATAAAAACTTACGAAATCGAATTACTCAAATCACTTGCATTGGGTGCTAAAAATACTATGTGGCGTAATGGTCGCGAGTTTGAGCATAAAATGCCTGTAATATTAGAACTTACCGATGATGAAGTAAAGGTGTTTGAAAATGATCCACGATTCAAGATCACAGTTACAAAAAATTCAAGATCAAAAAACGCGGGCGGAGATGTTGGAGAGAGCGATAGCGTTTCATCAGCAGCCGACGTTGCCGATTCCGAAGAAACCGTTGATAGTGAAATTGAAACTTCTGAGGCTCAAGATGTTGAGTCGGAGGAAGAAGTTAGCGATGAAGATGCGGAAGCTCTTAGCATCGACGAACTAAAAAGACTTAAAAAAGAAGAATTGATTTCTATTGCAGAAGGTTTAGAAATTGAAGTTTCTTCTACAGACAATAAATCTTCTCTTGCTGAAGCTATAGTGGACGCTCGCTAACGATAGGATAGTAATGGCATTGGCTTTAGACCTTGATTATTCTTCATATCAAGACATTCGGGAAGAAGCCGGTCAACATCATTTAGTGAAAACTGAAATTCCTAGTGGAGTTGTTGATGGCACAAATACTGTTTTTTTTGTTGGGCGTACTTATATTGTTGATCGTAATTATAACGACGTGATAGATGTTGGCATTGCTAACGGCGATGTTATTGTATATGTGAATGAGATTGCTGTTGAAGTTTTTGCTGTCGACCCTGTTACTGGTGCTATCACTTTAGATGCAGCGCCACAAGTTAACGACAAAGTGATAATAAATTATGCTTATTCGCTTCTCTCAGATATTAAAGTTGATAAATATCGTGCCGAAGCTATCGATTATGTGCATCGTAAAATTAACGGGATTATAGATTTTGGCGCTTGGGAAAGCTCTGATGTTCCTCCGCTAGTTCATACTGTTGTTAGACTTTTTGCTGGCGGTTTAATACTTGTTCGAGATCAAGGTTTTAATACAGACACAGAAGATTCATCTAAAGATGGATATAAGAAAATTCAATCAGCGAAAAGTCTTTTGCAAGACTATTTGGATGAGATCAGTGACGCTGCAGGCTCAACATCACGCGTTTCTACTGTTGGTGTAAGCGACGGCAATATATTTCGTCGTAACCCTGATTTGAGTAGCTGGAATACCTGCGTAGACGACACAGAATGCTTTATGCGAAAAGACTGCTAATGATCGAGCTGTCTGCATCTCTTGAAGGCGATAAAGAATTACATCGTACTCTCAATACCATTCCTAAAAACTTAGATAATTTTGAAGAGCCTTTGTTTCGAATCGGTATAGAAATGCTATCGGCGTTTGATTCTAACTATGATTCTCGCGGTTCGCTTTTTAAAGCTAAATGGAAGCCACGCAAAGATAAAAAGGGCCACCCTTTGTTAGAAAAAACAGGCAAAATGCGTAGGTCGTTTAGTTCGAAGCTTGGCAATAATTATGTTGAGCTGTACAATACTGCGGAATATTTTAAATACCATCAGTCGAATGCGCCTAGAAAGAAACTCCCTCGTCGTGTTATGATGAAGATAGATGAGATTCGTAAGGTGTTTATTGTTAAAGCTTTCCAGGAGCACATTAGAAATTCCCTTAGATAATACTTTACAATTCTGTTTCAATAGTTTATAATATGACTATGGAAATTACAAGAAGATTTTATAAAAATATCATATTTAAAGAGTGCTGGGAATGGAAGGGTTCTACAGGTAGTTCTGGTTATGGAAGATTTCAAATAGATGGTAAACAGTGGCTTGCGCATAGATTTTCATACTCTTTATTTATTGACGATATACCAGAAAATTTAGTAATAGATCATTTATGTCGTAATAAAATTTGTGTCAATCCATCACATTTAGAAGTTGTTGAGCATGGAGAAAATACTCGACGTGGTGAAGCAGGACAAATAACTGGGGGTAGACAAAGTGCCAAAACTCATTGTCCTAAAGGGCATGCTTATATTGGAAGGAATGTAATGCAGTTTGGTCGATCTAGGTATTGCAGAACATGCGGAAATGAACGAAGCAGAGAGTACCAAAGGAAAAAACGTAGTAACATCTAAGCATGGCTGTACAAGAATACCGCGACCCTCTTTTAACAAAACTTATAGAGATGCTTGAAGCAAATGGTCCGAAAGAGCTGGTAGGGCATTATGTTCAAGGAGATGTTCTCGCTCCAAACAGAAGCGAACTTCCAGTTGTGTCTGTTGCGCGTCAAGGAACAATTGTTAAAAGTGATGGCACTATGCAAGACGTGCATACTAGCGCGATTGTTATGGCAGTCATTTATGATTGGACGCAAGATTTAGATCAAAGTTTTGACCTAGTTAGAGGTTCGACCGCATTATATCGCTTGATTGAAGAACGAAATGACGACTATTCTGCCAAAGAAAACACGCTAGTTTATGCTTTGAGAGCCTTTCAGAAGCTACACGATAATGTTTTTATATCTATTCGCGATGAAGGACTTCGAGTTGATTATGGTTTGGGCTGGGAGAAGCGCGGTTCTAACATTTTTTCGGTTGAAGGCATATTGCGTTTTAATATAGAGTTGACTCAGCCAAAACCAAACTTATATTAAGGATAACGATTTTGATGTATGATATAGGCATGGCTGAAAAAGATATTGTAAAAGATCAATCACAAACATTCATGTTTCCTAAAGGTAGCATCTCTATTGAAGCTGCGAGCCTTGAAGAAGCAACAAAGATTTATATTAAACAACTGAAAGAAAATAAGGAGTCTGATAATGCCTAAAATTATTGGTAGAACTGGTGCTGTAGGTATTGGTATAGAAACAACTAAAGGCACGAAGGTAGCTGCCGCATATTGGGTTCCTGTACAGTCTTATTCTTATGACGATAAGATCGAACATGTCACTAACGATAGTGCGATGGGACGTATCGAAGAGCTGAATGCTGCTCATATTTCTAAATTGTATGGTGAAGGCGATTTCGAGGGTAAAATCTTTCTGAACTCTGTTGGCGCTGAACTTGTAGCGGTACTCGGAGCGAGCCCTACAAGCGTTCAACGTGCCTCAACGGGCGTTTATGATCATACTTATGCTGTTGCTAACACTAACAACCATAAAGCTCTTACAGTGGCTTATGAGGATGGTATACAAGAGGTAAGTTTCCCGTTCGCTATGGTAAACACTTGGAGTTTAGATATAGCTAATGACGATTATGTGAAACGTACTATTTCGCTTACAGGTAAGAAATCGGAATCTGCTACGCATACCCCTGCGTTTGTTAACGAAGTAGAGTTTATTCCTAGCCAAGTGACTTTCAAAACAGCTTCAACAGCTGCAGGTCTTGGAGCCGCATCTGCTATTAATGTTACGAATTTTAGTATGGAAATCGCTAAAAACGCTGAACCGTTTTATACTTTGGGATCTAATGAACCTACAGACATTATTAATAAACAATTTAGTGTTACTGGTAGCGTAGACCTATATTTTGAGGCTACTACTCAAAGAGCAGACGTTTTTGCTAACACTCATAAAGCTATGCAAATCCGTATGTTGGATACTTCTACTGATCTTGGATCTTCTCATAATCCTGAACTATATTTCAATCTTAACGAAGTTGCTTTTACAGAGTTTTCTCGTAGTTGGGATGCTAACGACCCGTTGAAACAAACTTTGAATTTTACTGCTTTATACAATATGGCTGATGCCGCTATGATTAGTGCAAGGTTAACAAATAGGGTTGTTAGCTATTAGAAAGAAAGAGCTTTATTATGTCGGAAAATAAAGAAACACACGAAATTATTACGCCTGTAGCAGGCCATAAGGTTGTTTTGGTTGATTGGATTAGTGGCCGTCAGAAACAAAAAATTGATGGCGCTATGATCAAAACTATAGAAGCTCAAGGTCAAGGTAAAGATATTAAACCTGTGATGAGTGACACTATGATCTCTGTGCAAGAAAATGCTGCTATAGAAACTGTTGTTGTTAGTGTTGATGGTAGTACCGAGAATATTCTTGATACTGTTTTGGATATGCGTGCAAAAGATTTTACTTTTATTCTTGATGCTTGCCAAAATATTGTTGATGGCGGTTTAGACGAAAAAAAAGTAACGAGAATATTCTCGGTACTACCATCAACACTAACGACCCGTTGAAACAAACTTTGAATTTTACTGCTTTATACAATATGGCTGATGCCGCTATGATTAGTGCAAGG